ATGGAAATCGTCTATTATCCTGAAGAAATTCTGAAGCAGCCTTGCGAAGTCGTCACTTCATTCGATGACAACCTCAAGTCTCTCGTCGACGAGATGACGGTGCTGATGTACCAGTCGCGGGGTGTAGGTTTGGCAGCACCTCAGGCAGGTCTCAAGCTAAACGTGATTCTAGTGGATCCTACGGCAGGCAATCAGTCGGATCAACTCACCGTGATGGTGAATCCTCACATCATCTGGGCTTCTAAAGAGACGCTTCGACTTTCTGAGCGCTGCTTGTCTCTACCCGGTCTAGTCGTCGCCGTTGATCGTCCTGAGTGGATTGAAATGGAATATCAGGACGTCTCTGGGATCGTCCATTCCCAGAAGCTCGATGGCTGGCATGCGAGAATCGCTCTCCACGAGCTAGACCATCTCGAGGGAGTGATGATGGTCGACCGTGTCAAGAAGTCGACGAAGAAAATTCTCCTGGGGTGCTACAAACAACCGAAGAAGACTCAGAAGAAAGAGGACCGTCGCTTCAGCAGATGAAACAAGAAACTTGCACCGCATGCTGCTCGATAAAGAAGCAAGGCGACACGTGTCGTCAAGTCTGGTCCGATTCTAAACCCATGGGTGTGGGCGATCTCGTCACGTTGCTGTGTGGCTTCTCTCCCCAGATTTTCCTTCGAAATGGCCCACAAGGATTTCTCATGCAAGACCTCTATGCACATCGAAGTGAGATATATCTCGTCGTCGGAGAGTCTGAAGGAAACGTGCAAATCCTCACGCCCAGCGGGTCCGGCTGGGTCAAGAAAACTTACTTCAGGAGTTTGGCACGATAGTGGATCCCAAGACAGGTCAGATCATACAACCAAAATTCAGTTGTGAAGCATGGGACGAAGATCTCGACTTACCCGTCGACAGCCTCAAAAAGGGAGAGTGTCTCTTAGTGATATCAGAGAGCAACTTTCGACGGCCGAAGAGACTCAATCCTCTTTACTACAGGAAGGTCTTGACACCTCGAGGCGTCGTCGGCTGGGTGCATCTTGACAACTGCGTAGAAATGACTTGACACCTTGTACTGACGAGAGATACACTTTATTGTCGAGCGAGGAGACAGACTTTGGATACTAGCAGTTCGATGTCGTTGTTGGGTCTTGCGGGCGTCGTAGGCACTTCTTTCTTGTCAGCGTGGGCGACCTTCAGGTACATCGTTTTGGGCTCCTATCGCCTCAGCGAGGACACTTCGAAACGCCTCATCGACAAGATCAATCAGGACGCATCGTGGACGTGGGTCATCAACGGAGAGCACGTCGATGCTCCCAAATTTCCCGTAGTCTTTGAAGCCCTAGTCTTCCTCAAGGGGATTCCGTTCTACTTCGCACGCGGCGAGCGGCTCTTGACTGCAGGCTGGAAGGGCAAGGAGGAGATGAGCTCCATGACTTTCCTGAGATGGCACAAGAAGAAGATAGACGCACTCATCAAGAACGAAATTGGAAACGACATGATTTCGATCTCCGCACTGTCCGTCGGTTCTTCCGACAGACTGGGTGAGTTGTGTCCTGATCCCAATGCCGAAGCCTTCTTGAACGCGGGGTCCTTTGAAGACATCGAAGAAGACGTCAGGCTCGTCTCTTCGGGAGAAATCCGCAAGACAGGATTTCTGCTTCACGGCGCGCCGGGCAGTGGAAAGACGCAGTTCGTCAAGTATCTCTCGAAGAAGTATTCGATGCCCATCTATGTCGTGTACCTCCGACCCGACTACGACAACTACGACATCGCTAGGATGTTCTCGGAAATTCCTCGACGTTGCATTGTTCTTCTAGAAGACTTCGACAACTACTTCGACGGCAGGGAGTGCATCATGAAGAACGAACAAGTGAGATTCACATTCGATTCTGTCATCAATGCACTCGACGGTGTCCACAACGACTACAGGGGCGTCGTCTTCGCGATGACCACCAACGACATCTCGAAAATCGACGACTCTCTAAAGAAGCGTCCTTCTCGATTCAAGTTCGTGAGGGAGTTCGGCCTTCCTGACTTTGAACTACGCAGGAGGATCCTCGGTTGTGACGAGAGGGCGAAGGTAACCGTGGGCTTGTCTCTCGACGAAGTGTTCTCACAAAAGCAGCAGAATGAGAAGAGGCAGTCATAGTTATGGGACGTCATGGACAAACCTCGATCGGTAGAGTCTGTCGTTTCGAAAATGAAAGACTGGGCATTCGAAATTGCGATGTTCTTCATCACGAGAGTCGCACCGCTACTTCTGTTCTTGGGACTCGTGCCTGGACTTGCGCTTCTTTCCGTAGTATGAGGACGTCATGATGGATCAAATCAAAGCGATCGTGTCGAAGACTTATGCCGGTATCGTAAAAGATCCTACGAAATTGTCGGAGTACGTCGTGGGCGTGAAGAGAGACTTCGTTCTCTTCGATTACACGGACGACAATTCTGTCCTCTTCTCCGTCAAGGACGGCGACGTTGGGTCCCAGTCGGCTGTCGACATCCCAGCGATCTTCAACGACTTTGTGGCGAAACTCAACCAGGACGGGAAAGTCCTCGAATCGATACTGATGGTGTCGAAGAAGGCAAGAGGCGTCCGTGTTCAGTACGTCTCTTCGTCGTCACCAGCCAGCTTCGTAGCGGTATTTGCACTGGGACTGAGGGTGTGGGGCGCGTATCTCGATTCACAATCTGCCTTTACAAGTCTGAGTTCGATTTTGAAAAAATACGGTAGCTTCAACGGTCTTCTCGAAGAGGACGGTCTGACTTCGTATCCGTGTCGAGAAGACGTGCTTGCGCTTCCCTATCAAGAAGACCTTCACGTCGTCTCGTCAGACAGCGAATACTTGAATGCATGTCAGCTGATCGACTCGGCCCACAAGAGAGACATGGAGAAACCCATGGCAGTCTCACAAGTCTTGCGTGATCTCGGCGCGATCGACAAGGACGGAAACGTGATTGCGGAAAAACTCATGCCTACAGAACATCCTGCTGCCCTGATCCGCAGGATCAGGGAGGACATGATCCTCGGTAGAAAACCTAGCCTCTTGAATCGGTCTTGATGTTGAGCGTCCCAAAGAAAATTGCGAAGGCCGTCAACAAGACGAAGACATGCACCATCATGATCATCGACCTCAGATGTCTAGAGTCTTGGGATATCCCTTTTCACCGGGACGGAGGCGTCGCTTCTTTGCTTTTCTGCGGTCTCTAATCCTGTCCCACAAGCCTTTCGCTTCCGACACGGTCGGAACGCTACTTGCGGCTTCCAAGTCAGCCTGAGGCTCTAGATAACCGAAGACGTCGTTGAGATCAGTGTATGCTCGTGTCAATTTCGACTGCACCCATCCGGGCAATTCGTCTTCACTCGAGAGCATGTCGAGGAGCATCGAGGTGATGTCGTTGAGCCTGTGCAGTTGACTCATCGCCATCTTTCCTTCATGATCTTCTCCGTGCGTCCAGTCTCTTCCCGGTCTCTTCATGTCGTCCATGACACATACATATCGCCGTGTTGTCGAGGATTCCTAGATGAGTAACCTGACGCTTCTGTTTATCGCGATGGTTACGTCGTCGGCGAGTCTGATCATGAGGAAGTCTCTTGTCAACAAGATGCCGCCGCCTCAGTTCGAGGTGATGGCGGGAATCTTGCATGCCGTCTTCAGCATGTGTGCCTACTTCGCAATGGGAACAAAGTACCAGAAGGTAGACGGCGGCGTTTATGTCTCTGCCCTCGTTCAGTCGTTGCTCAGCTTCTTCACTGTGTTTTCGTTCACATACGCCATCCGCACAGGCAACAGTCTTGGCGCATCTTCCGCTGTCTTGTCAGCGTCTCCCTTGATCACTCTGGTTCTGTCGTTGCTATTTTTCGGTGAGAAGCTAGAAGCACGTACTTTGCTCGGAATGCTATGCATCGTTGTGGGAACGTCTATTATCGCCACGAGGTGATACTTAACGCCATGAAGATCCGGTTGTCACATTTGAGAAGAATAATCAGAGAGTCACTGGAGGAACAGGGATGGCCGCCTGGGCGGTGGTATCCTGACTCAGCTGAGCCGGTCGATGACGACGAAGTTTCCCTGATGGGAACGGGCGGACTGGGACGTGGCGAAAAGGAGCTCGAAGAGGCACGGATCTTCGAGCTGGTGCTTCTCGAGGGCGGCGACAGTCTCAAGAAGTCGTCGTACGACGTGATCCAGAAGAAATGGCCTCGTTTCGCCCAGTACCTCTCGGCGAAATACGGCGACGATGTCCTCCAGAAATCATCCTTCGCAGTCAAAGGATCGGGCCTGATGAGCAAGGGAATTCCGCTCGCCGCGATCGAAGACCGCCGCCTCAGCTATCCCACCGTATTGTGGCAGGACGACAAGCCCGTCTTCAACATGAGTCCGACCTACTCGCAGATGGTCAGAGACGCCGAATGAAGATCAGACTGGGCACACTAAGAAGGCTGATTCGAGAAGCTCTGACAGAGGGACCTTCAGGACCCGGAGTCACTGCCGATCCTACGGACGTGAAAGGCTTCTATCCTTACGAAGTCGAGCGCGGTGCCGACATACACGGGTATTGGTACAAGTCGCCCGGAGACAAGGGAAACAGCGATCCAGGACGCCCTGAAGATCCCGAAGAATACATCGGCTTCAAGACGAAGGGGGCAACTCCCGCCGACGCTGCTGCTGAGTCTGCCCCCAAAGAATCCTGAAACGTGTATTCTCGAGACCCTGTGTTATAGGGTTGCGACATGCACATCGATAGGATGAAGAAGCTAAAGTACGTCGCTGAAGGACTCTTTCGATCGCCGAAGACTGCTGCTTTTCTCAAGCTCGGGGTCGCCTTCGTGGGCGTTCTTCATGCACTTGATGAAGTGTCCAAGGCCTACAAGACTACGAAGCTGAAACCGGGCGTGTAGGTCAGGTCGTAAGGCGACGAGACTTGATCTCTGCGAGGAGAGATTTCTTGTCGGATTCCGACAGCTTCCCGAACTTCTCTGCGTCTTCGCGTACGTCCGGATTGTAGCATCTGAACGAGTCACCGTGTCCGATGTTGAGATGACACTCGTAGGTGTCCATGCACAACGTGATGAAGTTCGTAGGATCAAGTTCTAGCTCAGGATGGATGTGAAAGGGCTTCGCATGGTGCACCTGCACGCCTCTTTGACTTCCGCATGCAGCACAGCAAGGATGATCTTTGAGATGCGCTTCGCGTGCTGAAGCCCACTTAGGAGACCTGCTGTGTTCCTTCACAGCCTCGCGTACTTGAGAGTGTAGCTTCCTACCTGCCCTGATCAGACTTTGAAAAATCATGACGCTAAATATGACCGCCGAGCTTGAAAACTCTAGACCTCGTTGTATACTATCCGAGTCATAGAGAAAGACGGTGCGTAATAGCTCAGTCGGTAGAGCAGGCGGCTGTTAACCGCCGGGTCCTAGGTTCGAGTCCTACTTGCGCAGCAAAGACGAAACGAAAGAGGAGAAAATGCCGAGAGTCAACAATTTGGATACACGAGTTGAGACACCGCTTCCGCAGCTGCAGGAAGCTCTCAGGAACCTGCCGTCTGGGCAAAAGGTGAAGTGTGAAAACACGAAGGAAGAGATTCTCCGTACACAGATGAACTTGACTCAGAAGAGGACCGAAGTGTACGGTGCAGATTCTCACCTCGAATACATCGAAGCTCTCCTCATGGCAGAAGCTGAAGGAAAGTTAGAGTTCAGGAAGTAACAGACTCAGGAAACGTGACCGAGTGGTTTAAGGTGCCACCCTGGAAAGGTGGTGTGGTCGCAAGGCCACCAGAGGTTCGAATCCTCTCGTTTCCGCCCCGGGCAAGAGTGCATTCTTGCTGCAGTAAACAAATAGAAAATAGGGTCGCTTAGACCTACAGGTGAAATCTTCGGTGCACAGGAGCAAGTAACCGTCCTTCATAGGAGACGTGATGTTCCCAGAGAATTTGTCCGAACGAGAGAAACACATCGAAGCTCAGGTCATCGCAGGAAACTTCTCGGCGAAATGGACTGAACTCGTGATTGCGGTCAACGGTGTCGAAGTCAAGCTCAACGTGATGGACGACGCTCTCAAGATCGATGGGATCAGAGTGAATGCATCGGCTACGTTATGTCAGCGTCTTGCCGACATGTTCGATGCCTCACTTCCTACGGCAATGGTGGCCGACATGATGTTTGTCAAGTCGTCTCGAAGGGCAACACCGTGTCCCATGCCCATCTCCACGTCCGTGTCTTCCATGGTGACACACAGCCAGAACGTGGACAGACAGATAAGACCGGGTGACGGAATTGCCTCGACTGTGGGAAAACATTGGATCCTAGACAAGCAGCTTGAGTCTGCGAAAGACAAGGCCTGCAACTACGGCTGGCATTTCATGGGACCCAATCCCACGTTTCAAGGAGTAAAGGGTTATACTCCTGGGTCTGTAATGATTTGCGGCCCAAACGTCAAGGTGATCCAGCCGAATGCGACTGCCCATGACCGACATCACTCCGACTATTCTCAGATCTGTCAGCTTGTTTCACAACAGTGCTGGGTCGACGGTGTCGAGATGCGGTTTTCTGACCTCGTGAAAGACTCTCGACTCGCTCACGTGGTTTCCCATCAAGGTCCCCTTCAGATCGACAGACAGCCGGGAGTGGACCCCGTTGTCGGTCAGGTCGTACTGTTTCCCGTTCAGATCACAGCTGACAACATCACATAGGAGCACGGAATGCCGACGTACGAATACAAGTGCCTGTGTTGCGACAAAGAGTTTGAAGTCGAACAGTCCATCAAGTCTCTGCCTTCTGCGGAATGTCCCCAGTGCAAGGTGACCACAACGAAGAGACTCATCTCAGGTGGAACTACTTTCACGTTGAAGGGTGGCGGTTGGGCAGCCGACAACTATTCTTCAAAGTCTTGACGTTGAACACAGAATAACTTGCAAAAAGCCTCCCTAGGTTTCTAGGGAGGCTTTCTTTCTTTATGACTCGTGCTTGGACTTCTTGCGTGTCGATCTCGCTGCGGGGTGAGGACCGCCTTGACGTGCTGCATGCAAAGCCTCAGCTTCCTCAGACCCGAACACGTTCTTCACGGATCCCGTCTTGGGATTCATGATGACGATGTAGCCGCCCTTCGACATCGCGAAGGGCGCCTTTAGCTTCGACATGTAGTCGAATTTCACGTCGCCCGGAGCGAGTGCGTCGAACCATGTCGGAAGAACGAAGTTGGATACCGAAACTTTAGCTCCGGACGATATCGTTACTTCATAGCTGTCATTCTCGACAGGATCACATGCCTCGTAGGCTATGAGCTGTCCATCACCTCTCTGAGCCCAGAGGTTGACGTTGGGATCGCAGAAAGCCTCGATCACTTCGTGAGACAGGACCGCTGACACGGACATCGCACCGGACAACATCGTACCCTTGCTAGCAAGAACGGGTCTCACGAAGACGCGGCCCCACATCTTGCCACCAGGAGACTCGGTGTGATATCCCAAGGCGCCTGCCTGGTCGGGGTTGTCGAGTATGACGATGGGGATTCCCACGTTCTCTGGCTGGCCCGAGACGATGTCCCACGTTCCCTTTTGCCACAGTGGAGCGACGTGTTGAACTAGCTGGGTCTTGCATGCCTCCACCATCGCTGCAAAGTCCTTTTCGTTCAACAACGTAGACTTGTTGATGATGTTGATTGTAGGGGCCTTTGCTGCCGTAGTTGTCGGTTGTGATGCCACGGGAACCGCGGCCGCAAAAAATTTCTTGATCTTGTTCAGCATTTTTCCTCTTTCTATGATGCCTGTCTCTTTAGCGTTTCGATCAGGGACGGCGGTACACCTTTGCTTGCATCACCGATCTGCACCTGATTTCTGGAAGCGAACTCTGTGACAGCCCTGTTCGTTCCTGGGCCCCACAGGCCGTCGATCGACAGCTGATAGAGGCCAAGCTTCTTGAGAAGCGTCTGTGCTTCGGTCAGTGAAGTCTTCGTCCATGGAACAGGATAGTCACTGATGATGCAGCTCGGATCAGGTGTCATGAACACTTGAGCCTCGTGCTTGCGGCGCGCCAAGAGCCCCGGAACAGTCTGTGATACCCCGTTGATCTTTGCCTTGCTCCATGCTTCCAGCGCAACAGGAACTCCTGCAAAGTTGCCAGAATTCACCGCAGTAGCCACACCGCTGTTCGAATACACGCCGACTCCGCAGTTGAATCCGAACGAGACCAGCGCGTCGAACTGGTTCTGATTGAGAGGAACTTTGATGTTCTTTTTGATCGCCGTTTCGCACAACGCTACGTCCTGCGACAAGATCTCAAGTGCTCTTTCGCGTGTGATTGTGATACCGTCCGGAAAGACTTCACCCGGCTTGATGAGGTGTCCTATGCCGATCGTTCTCAGACCTGCAATGTCCTTGTAGGGCTTTAGAATGCATCCTTCCCATTTCGCGATCAACTCAAGACCGTCATTCGAAGTTTTCATGTCATCATTCATGAACACTAAGTATTCTTCAGGGTGTACAAGCGTCATCTCAGTGTCTACTGTATCTGCAATGCTAATCGTCCATCTCAGTACGGTTCGAAACGTCAGTGCAATGTCTTGACATCGTGGCTTAGGATTGACTAACAGTATGGCTTCTGACAAGAAGATGTTGATCGAGGCAGCAAATGTTGCAATCAGGAGCAAGACAAATGACAGAAAGCTCGATCCTAGAACTTTTCTATTGGGTGCCGTAGGACTTCGAAACGATGGAGTCTACGTTTCTGCAAGGAATGTGTCAGCACTGGATGTCGTACCCGACTATCATGCCGAGGCACGACTCGTCAGAAAGATGACTCCCGGTTCCACAGTGTGGGTAGCACGAGTGACGAGAAAAGACGGCAAATGGGCGATGGCAAAACCTTGCCCTGGATGTGAACGAAGGCTTCGATCCGCAGGTGTGGAACGTGTGATCTACACGATTGGTCCTGGGGAATGGGGCGTCATTGACATGAAGTCTGCGTCTGCCACGTGAATCTCTCTACTTTCAATTCTCAAGAGGCCATTCTGATGGGAAAAGTCGTATCTCTCAGCGAGCGGTTGGAGAAGTGGGGTGTGACTTACACGTCCCCAGATGGTCGTCTTCAAGTGATGACCTCAAGTCACGGTAGAATCGTCTTTCGAGATGCATACAGAAATTCGGACCTCGCGAAACTTGATTTCGTGGAATCCGTCATGATGATGACAAAACTGTCTGAGGACATGTCTTTCGACCTTGAAACTAAATGAACCCAGGAGGAACCGAGCAATGAAATGTGGACACGACTGTGATAAGATGATCAAGACGACGGCACTCGTGATGGCGGGTCTAGCTGTCGTGGCGACTGCAGCATACGGTGTATACGTGAAGTTTCTTTCTACCAAAGAGTCAAAGTGAAAGAGGACAACCAGATGAACCAGATGAAGAAGACAAAGAAGACGCCGTCGAAGAACTACAATCGCAGCATGGATCTCCCGAACGTGGTGGACATGGACACCCTCGCTTACGCCACGGACGAGGAGCTGGATCGTCACCATTCGTACTTGCACAACGAGCGTGAGCGTGCCGCTCGATTCGACTACGACTTTCGTCCGTGGGACGACGAGATTTGCTACGTGCAGCGAGAGATTCAGATCCGGACTTCACGTCGATTCGCCCACGAACGTTTCCTTCGTTCGAATCCCGATACGAGCAACTTCGTCGGTTCACACAGCAACGATGCTGGCGATCTCGATGGATCGAATCTCAACTGAAAGAACCTTGGACGACATCAACCTCAACGAAGAGGACGACCTCGAAATGATTGCTTCCAAAAAGATTGGCTCAGAGAGCGGTGACACGATCAGCGCTTACCTCAACGACCTGAAGATGTATCCTCAGCTGAAGCACCCTGAGGTAGTGAGCCTCTTTCAGACCTATGAGGCGGGCGGAAGCCCGGCTGAAAAGGCTAGGAAGAAACTCATCGAGTCGAACCTTCGTCTCGTCATCTCCATCGCGAAGAAGAACAAGGGTCACAACATTCCGCTTGAGGACCTGATTCAGGAAGGCAACCTCGGTCTCCTCAAGGCGATCGAGCGCTTCGACTGGAAGAAGGGCTTCCGATTCTCCACGTATGCAACGTGGTGGATCAAGCAGGCCATCAGCCAGCACGTCCTGAAGCGCAAGAGGATGATTCGCCTTCCGGCCCACGCCGCAGGAATCCAGCGAAAGCTGGCTGCGGCTGCTGCCGAATTCCGTGAGATGACGGGAGCTGAGCCTACGCAAGAAGACCTGCTCGCGCTCGTCGACGCTTCTGAGACTGTTGTCAAGGCGACGATGGCGTCTGGTCACAACGTCATGTCCCTCAACCAGACGCTGTCAGCCGATCCCGACAGCGGTACTCTTGAGGACAAGATCGAGGACACGGATCACCGCAACGACCCGTTCTACAACGTCTCTTCGAAAGAACTGATGGGCATTGTCCGTTGTGTACTTTCGAATCTCACCGACAAGGAGTCGGCAATCCTGAAGCTCAGGTTCGGTCTGTTCGACGATTCTGACATCGATCGCTCCGAATACAAGATCACGCCTGCTGAAGTCACGGGACTTGAGTCAGGACTTCCTCTTGTTTGAACATGACGCTGTACGAAGCAACATCTCTCTTGCTGGGAATCTTCAACTCTGCGCTTGCTATCATCGTCTTGCGCAGGGTCAAAGGACTCGAACTGCTCGTGGCGAATGTCGTTAGGACGCAGGTCGAATCTGCAAGGAAGAGAAACACGGAAGACCTCACGACGAGACTCGATCAACTGCAGTCAATGAGATTCTCCCCCTTGGGCAGAATCCCCGCCTCCAAAGAGTGAAAACAGCAATGAAGAAACAAGCCAAGTCGTCTATTTATGCAACCGTCGCCGTCGAAGAAGGCGTCAATTATCGAGAGATCGCCGACATGATGACGGAGATCGGGTTCAAGATGAACCACTCTTCGGCAAGGAACTACGTACTTCGAGTGATGCGAAAGTTTGCCGATGCGATCACGAAGGAGTGGGACATCGACGTACCGGAACAGCGCATGGAAAAGATCGTGAAATCACCTCAATTTCAGCAAGCAATCTGCGACATCCTCCAGTCTCTCGAGGCGCAGACAGACAAGAGAAAGGAATGACATCATGAGACTTCAAAAGAGAAGCATCTCAAAAGTATCGCTGCTTGACCTACTTCGACGTCGTCGGACGACACTGACGAAATACCTGGAAGAGACCGGGATCGTCACGTATGAGCTTCTCAAGACGCGTTGCGCATCCAGCGGACTTCTTCCGCCGTCCGAGGAACAATTTCTCAAGGCGAGAGGCAACCCTGTAGTCGCTTCCCTCTCTTCGCCTACCGAAGGTGTCGTCGTCGTCGAGACTCCGGTCTCTGTGCGGACGACACAAGAGACAGGTCCCACGAAGCTTATCCCCTTTGAGACTCCTCAAGTCGACCAACTGACGGAAGATGTCGAGTCACAAGACACGCAGACAGAAGTCGAATCAGAAGATGCTGATCTCGAGGCTTCTGAAGCTGTAGACGAGTCCTTGCCTCAAGGTGACGAAGACTCATCGCAAGTCGACAGCGGAAGCGTTCAGACGTCTCGCAAAAAGAAAAAGCGGCGCAGGTAACGTCTGCGACTTCTGAAGCAGCTTGCCGTCTCACTTGTAGACGGCAAGTCTACATTTAACCAAAAGTCGTTGTGAAGTATAGTTACAGGACAATTCCTGAAGCGTCGTCGATGAGATCGTCGATGATCTCAGGGAAAACTAAGGAGACAAGTAATGACTAGTTTAGCTACCGCACTGATCTTGGTGCTGCAGGCCGCATTGCCAAACATCAGCAAGGATAGGCTCATGGTCGTAACTGATGACATAGTTGCGGTCGTAAACGAAGAATCGGCTAACGGTTCACTGAAGAGCACGATCAGTAGAGAAGACGCAGTGGCTGCATTGACAGCTGCCGTCACACACGAGTCCGGTTACAGGGAGGACGTAGAAAAGTGCGCCGTCAATGGTGATGGTGGGAAATCTGTGGGCCTCGGACAGGTGATGATCGGCCAGAATTGGGAAGGCCACACACGTAAGCAGATCTGTGAAAACAGGAAACTCCAGGTCCGCCTCGCGCTTCACGTAATCGACAGATGCTGGCTTCGTACACCTCGAGGCGACGCAGCCTTCAGGTGCTACACGTCGGGCGACGCAGCGAAGGACTCGCCAGTTGCAAGAAACGAGTTCAGATCGTATCGCAGGCTTAGACACACCATTGACGTGCATTTGGCAAGTCAGAAAAAGATTGACAAAGAGAAGCCAAGATCGACCGAGAACTCCAAGGAGGTAATCGTAGCGAAAAATCCTTGAAGAAATAACGCAGTGCAAAGCTGCGCTACGTCGAGGTAGTATTGAGGTCATGAGGACGACACTGCTGGTCAGCCTTCTCATGACCTCGATCTTTTTGGGCACTGCGGACGCACAACAGGGGGCTTCTCGTTGCGCTGTCATGGAGGACCACGACGAGCGGATGACGTGTTTCGCAGTCGTGACCCACAACAGTAGCTACTGTCACTTCATCAAGGACAATTCGAAGAGGTCGTGGTGCCACGTCCTCGTGGGGAAATGAATACTCATGTACTTCGACATCGACTCTGTCGACAATCGATTTCCTGACGAGCTCCTCAAGACCCTCCTGGGTGGAACGTACGATTTCTACGGTGTAGACAACAACGCGTTCTGCATCGGCGTCGGCGGAACGCGTGTGGTCCTCGAGGCGGTGGAAGACCCGAGCGACGGCTACCGGTCCTACTTCGGCTGCTTCAGGACGTCGAGCATCGACAAGATCTTCTTTCGAGAGCCCATCGCGCGTGTGGTCCTCGAGGAAGGCGGTTTGTCACGTCGCACATACTGGTCCGAGCGCTCGAACGACGACGGTACCGAAAATGCGCCGAGCGAAGAAGACCTTCTCTCCATGAGTTCCAACTTCAGCGGCTGGGTGCTCCGTGACGCCGAGACGGGTCACGTGTGGTTGACCGTAGGCACAGACCACGGCGACGACTACTATCCCTGCTTCACTTTCGACTATCTGCCCGATCCTACTCGACGAATCTCAGGAGACACGAAATGACACTCGTAGACGAGACCCAGCCCTCCACCGCGAACGACAAGAAGATCATCAGCCGACTGATCCTCCAGAAGGTCATGTCGTCTTCGGCGACGAAGTACCTGAGGAAGGACTGCTACAAGGAGGTGTCGGCCGCCTTCCTCTCTGAGGAACCTGACAACGATTTTACCTTGATGTTCAAGCACAACGTGGAGAGCAGCTCTTACAACGACAACATCGTCGACATCACCGTCGGATGGGAGCGAGGAGACAAGGAGCTCCAGGACCTCGACGGCAACGTGTGGGTCACGTACGGCATCAAGATCCGACCGACGGTGACCCACTGCTATTCGTTGTCTGCGACCCAGTTCATACAGCGAGCCGAGTGCATCGGATTCGTCTCCGAGCTTGTGACGGAGATCCTCGACATGACCGCGAATCCCATCAGGGTCATCGCACTCAACAACACTCAGAGGATCGAGCGTGACAAGATCCGCAGGATCGATGCTGCGAAGCACTTGATCGTCTCGATCCTCAACGGCGAGGGCAAGTCTCTCCGTACCCATCTCAGGATCGACGGCCGCGGCCGAGCAGTTCCCAGGGAACACGTCACCCTGTTCGATCCGGGGTCCTATACGCTTGAGATTCCCGACGGGTGGAAGGGACGTAAGTCCTTCAGGACCAAGAAGTACAGCCTCACGATTCCCGAGAATCCCAACTATTCTGCGTTCATCAAGAGAATCGCTTGAGCGCCACGAGTGTAATCTCACGATCCGAGGGGTTATCATAAGACCATGGAAACCGTCTACGACATTCTCGAGGCACTTGAGAACGACAACTCCCGCAACTACAAGGAGGAGGTCCTGCGACGCAACCGCGGCAACGAGCTCCTCAAGTCGGTCTTCGTCGCCGCCGGCGATCCATACACGAACTACTTCGTCAACAAGTTCAAGATGCCCATGCCGCATCCCGTGGCGCCGGCCGACGACGACAAGCAGCTGTCGGCTTTCCTCGACGTCCTCCTTCCGAAGCTTTCCTCTCGTGAGGTGGTCGGCAACGAGGCGAAGGCCCTCGTCAACTCTTGCTTCCAGCTGATGGACGCACGCCAGCAGAAGTGGTGTCTCCGCATCCTCCTCCGCAACCTCCGCGTCGGCGTGATGGAGACGACGATCAACAAGATTTGGCCGGGTGCCATCTCCAAGTTCTCCGTGCAACTCGCCGAGTCGCTCGCCTCCACCCACGAGGCAGGCAAAGGCATCGTCATCACCGAGGAGGTTCGCTATCCCGTTCGAGTCGAACCGAAGCTCGACGGTCTCCGGTGCATCGCCATCAAACACGGCGGCGTCGTGACGATGTTCACCCGTAGCGGATCCGAGATCGACACGCTTCCCACCGTCAAGTCTGCGTTGGAGTCTGCGCCGTGGGACGATTTCGTCCTCGACGGTGAGGTGATGGGTCGTGATTGGAACGAGTCGGCGTCCGTCGTCATGTCGAAGAAGAACAACAAGGACGACAGCGGCATGATCTACAACGTCTTCGACGCGATGCACTTCGACGATTGGCGGACTCAGGCCAACGAGTCGCCCCTCCCCGAACGTGTCGAGCTCGTTAACGAGCTCGTGACTCAGGTCGAGTCCGACCACGTCACCACGGTGGTAGGCAGCACCGTCAACGACCATTCCGAGCTGATGGCCTTCTATTCGAAGACGATGGAGAAGGGCTACGAGGGCATCATGCTGAAGGACATCAGGTCGCCCTACGTCTTCAAGCGGTCCGATGCAGTCCTCAAGCTGAAGCCTGTCACCACCTACGAGGGCGTCGTCGTGGGTCACTACGAAGGCAATCGAGGCACGAAGCGTGAAGGCCTGTGGGGCGGCTTCCTCGTCCTCATGCCCAACGGCATCGTGACGAAGTGCGGCGGCGGGTTCAACGACAAGAAACGTGCCGAGATCAGCATCGATCCCGACTCGTGGATCGGTCGGATCGTGGAGCTCGAAGGCCAGCCCGACCCCCTCACTGCGGACGGCCTCACCGCCGACGGCAAGGTCCGATTCCCCGTGTTCATTCGTGAACGTGACGAACGTGACGTGGACGGCAAAGTGCTTGCTGCATTCAAGTCGTGGAATGCAAGTAAGTGACTCTACTTGCAGTATGCAAGAACGACCGACGAGGCCGTTTCTGCGACCATAGGAATACTCGGAAAGATTCTTTCGAATATTCTTGCAGTCATCTGGGGGTACCGCCGGGTCAGGAATGGCCCCGCGGTGGTCTTCCTCGGGACACGATGACTTGTGGGCGTCAAGTAGACAAGTATACTTGTGAATCACAAGTCATAAGATCATTTGTGATCTAAGGCGTCAATCTGCAGTGCAATGCGGGACCGAAAGGGGATACACTATTCTTATGTTCAGCCACACCGATACGGACTTCAACCTCGACAGGCACCTCATCTCGTTCCTGCAGGACAACCCGTTCTTCGCGGAACTCTCGCGTCACATCCACAAGTCTCCCACGAAGTCGCTGCCCACCGCGGCGGTGGCCTTCAACGAGGAGACCGACGAGCTGACGTTGTGGTGGAACCCCGACTTCTTCGCGTCGCTCTCCCCCTGGGAGATTCGCGGCGTTCTCACCCACGAGTACTACCACCTCGTGTTCGGACACCTCTACGGCCGACGTCGCAAGCCGGCGAAGCTGTGGAACGTCGCGACTGACCTCGCGATCAACTCCATCATCATGGAGACCGCCAGGGGCGGTTCCTCGAATCGCCTCGAGGGCGACCGTCCCCTTCCCGAGTTCTGCCTCATGCCGGGCGTGTTCCCGAAGCACCCTGAGGGTCGCGAGTACACCGACGAGGAGAAGCAGGGCATGAAGCTCGCGGAGGTGATCGCGAAGCTTCCTCCGATGAAGGCCTCGGAGTGGTACTTCGAGAAAATCAAGGAGGAGATGCCGCAGGACGGCGGCGAGTGCGGTGGCTTCGGCGGTCTCGACTCCTTCGACGACCACGACGCGTGGGACTCCGTCCCGGAGGACCAGCGCGAGTACGTGGAGGGCAAGGTGAAGGCCATCGTCGAGAAGGCGCAGAAGCACGCCGATTCCCAGGCCCACGGCTGGGGCAACATCCCGTCCGACCTCGTGGAGGCCATCCGCAAGTCGGTGAGCAACGTTATCAACTGGCGTAACGTCCTCCGCCAGTTCGTCGGTTCGCTGGTCCGCGGCGGACGCAGCACCTCCATCAAGCGCATCAACAAGCGGTACCCGTACATCCACCCGGGCGTGAAGCGTGGCTACGAGGCGAAGCTCCTCATCGCGATCGACCAGTCGGGTTCGGTCTCGAACGAGATGCTCGTCGAGTTCTTCTCGGAGCTCGGTGCCCTCACGAAGAAGGTGACGATCGACGTGGTTCCCTTCGACACCGTCGCCTTCGACAAGGACATCTACACGTGGCGCCGCGGCGCGGACGTCCCGGCGAAACGAGTCCGCGGCGGCGGCACCGACTTCAACGCTCCCACGCGGCTCGCCAACGACCCGAAGAACCGCGGTCGCTGGGACGGCATGCTCATCATGACCGACGGCGAATGCAGCCCTCCTGGTCCTTCGCGAATCAAGCGGGGCTACGTCATCGGCAAGGGCCGTCAGCTTCTCTTCAAGACGGACGACATCGTCATCAACATGACGGACGCGAAGGCGGCGGAAGGCGCCTGGCGCTGACCTCGACTTGACGTCGGAACGTGCGGCGGGCCTCGGTCCGCCGCATCTCTTTTAACCTCTAGAATCGCCAAGAGGAATATGCACTGAATATTCGGCGTATATTCTAGGGTCAACGTAATGACATCAAAGTCAGTGTGTGCCGAGTGTCCACCAGTTTGTGCCATCACTTATCATGATGATCTGCGCATTGCTGCTTCCTCGTGCTGCCATGTTGAATCCCGTGGCAGCCGATACGATGGAACCCTGGTTGTCTAGCGTCCCGCCCGCCGCAAGAATCTTAGTTGACGTTGAGTTGGTGATGTTGTGGACGTAGTAAACACGACCTGTATTTCCTACAGCATTTGGAAGGGTCACGTTGTAACCTCCCGAACCTCCGCAAAGAAGTACGCAGTCGGATGTCGTGGCGCTGTATGATCCTGTCAACGTTGTGACGGCCAAGATGTTTCCGTCGCCCGAACCAGACGGTCCCTGCGGGCCCGTGGGCCCGGTGGGACCCGTAATTGAAGGACCTGTATATCCCGTCGGCCCTGTTGCACCTGTCGGTCCCTGTGGACCTGTGTAACCAGTGGGTCCCTGTGGACCAGTGTAACCTGTCGGTCCCTGTGGACCAGTGTAACCAGTGGGACCTGTAGGTCCAGTATCGCCCGTCGGACCCGTGGGGCCTGTTGCACCTAATGAACCGCTTCCGAGAGAAGCAGGAGAATAGATGGATATTGACCCTCCTGAAGAAGAGAAAATCTGTACGGAGCCAGAAGCGACGAGATAGGACTCGCCACTTGACAGTTGGGTGAGAGACCCAGATAACGAACCGTGTCTCATCTTTCGTCATACCTTTCAAGAATGTGCATGGTTTTTCTCACCTCAGACAATTATCCATCGCTCCGGAGATGCCTCTATCTTTATGACTGTCAGAGAGGAATAGTTAACTGATGGCAACTTTACAGCCGAAGAGCCGTCGATATTTCCCACAGAAGACGACAATTCTTGGGGCCCTACAGATCCTGCATTACCTGTCATGTCTTTGAACACGATGTTTGTGCCTACGGCGGCACTGTGGGGGAGCACGCCTGTCACGTCGTTGACCATGAACACGACTACCTGATCACTTGCACTTACGTTGTAAGTCGGAGACGTGTTCACGTTGGTTACAGACAAGAGACTTGACTGAGACGGTGCGTACACCGTGACAGCCCCATTCGACGCTGAAGTTATCTGCACCGCGCCGGATGCAATGAGGTACGAGGTGCCATTCGAAAGGTGAGTGAGAGAACCGCTGATTCCGCCTGTTACCGTAAGCGATCCTGTCATCTCGAACGCGTCGCCCGAGATGACCGCAGACGACCCTGTCACTTGAAGATTTGCAACAGACAGGGTGCCTGACGTGTAGGTCAGTCCAGCGTCTCCTGTGAATACTCCAGAAGAGTTGAACTGCACCTGACCGGTGGAACCGCCGGGCGCGCCTCCGTCCGACGACACGAGAACCTGTCCCGTCGAAGAAGTGATGATCGTGATGTTGGACCCTGCGACGAGGTAGGACTTTCCGTCAGTCAGTCTCGTGAGAGAGCCGCTGATTCCGCCCGTCGCAGAGACCGTACCTGTCACTTCAAGAGAGTCGCCCAAGACTTCGAATCCGGTCGCGACAAAGGATCCGCTTACGACGACGTCGCCGCCGAACAGCGACTTACCTTCGTTTGTCGACGAAGAGCCGCTGACGTAGAAGAAGACGTCGGTTCCCTTGTTCTGGGGAGACGTTATTCCCTCGTTTCCTACCATTGCCAGAGATCCTGTGGAATTCAGGATGCCTGCTGAGGGCGATGCGAAGTAAGCCAGAGAAGGTTGCGCAGAGATTGTCACCTGGCCGTTGGAGGCCGAGGTCACCGTGACTGAGTTCCCTGCGACGATGTACGAACTCCCGTCCGTGAGACGTGTGAGAGAGCCGCTGATGCCGCCCGTCGCAGAGATCGTACCTGTCATCTCTAAGGAGTCGCACAAGATGTCTACTGAGGCGGAGACGACAAGCATGTCCCCCGAATTGTCGCCGATGTATGTGTCTCCGTCAACGAACAACGTTCCCGAGACCACGGTCGTCCCACCAAACACGGATCTCTCCGTGGTCGAACCGGACACGAAGAAGGTGACGTCGGTCCCCGGCATCGGCGGGAACTCATCGCCTGGCTCGTTGGCAAAGATCACGCTTCCTGTGATGCCGATTCGACTTGATCCCTCAGAGGAACCAGATATGTTGTTCGTTACTAGGGCCATGGACTTTTCTGTTTCGCTCCCCTATGTCGCCATAAGTATCTTCTCTCAGACTTTCTTCACTACTTCATCTCACCGAGGTACCACTTCATGTTGTCCTTCAGCCGCTCGTCGTTCGGTGAGAGTGATAGCGCATCGCGACCGTGCTTGATGGACTCTTCCTTCATTCCCAACCTGTAGGCAGCGATGGCCGCTATGTCGTGAGGTGATGCGGAGGATGCTCGGGCATCGGTAGGCCATTGTGCACTGTTCGGTGTAGATATGCAGTGTGTTGCCGCATCGTAGCAAACATCCCACTTGCCGATCTTGTAACAGTGCTCAGCGAGTGCGAACCAGGGTTCACGGCGGTGAGGCGCCTCGAGGGAACCCTTGACGTACCAAGAGAGAGCCTCTTCTCCGTTTCCAAGAGCTGCATGGGTCGCTCCCAACAACCTCATGGCGAAGGCCCGTTCGTCGGTCCACGTAGCCGTCGGAAGTTCCAGGTACCTGTGGAGTTCCCTGATGGCATCAGTGTGTCGTCTGTAGAACGTGAGCTCGCGGGCGTAGTAGAAGGAGTTTCGAGGGCAGGTTGGATCCTCTTTAACTCCGATCTCAAGCAGGTCGAGGTACTGCCCCCTGCTCTTCGTTGGATCCGGAAGGTGGCGAACAAGGAGCTTGTCGGTGTATGCACAAACTTCCTTCGTTCGAGGATCAGGAACGAGCAGCTCGTGGCACGGGTGCTTCCACATGTAACCCTTCCTGGAATGGATCTTGTTCGACATGAAACGAACTCCGCTTCCCCAATCGAACAGGTAACGAACCCGTGTGGTATCGGATCCCCACAACCGCTCCACCTCTTCTCTCCAACCAGGCTCCAGAACTTCGTCAAGGTCAAGATTTACGCAGATGTCGATGTCGGGAGGAATAAGCGCGATAGAACAGTTGCGGGCTATGTCGAACCTCCAAGGAGAAACCGCCACGGAATGAACCACCGCTCCAAGCGATCTTGCTTTTTCCACGGTATCGTCGGTGCTTCCCGTATCGGTGATCACTATTAGATCGGCATCTCTACAGGATTCACAGAACCTCTCCACGAACTTGCTCTCGTTCTTCGATATGGCGTACACGGCTATCCTCGGCCGTTTCTTTTCACCTGCCGTTTCGCCCCGTTTCCACGCAAAAACCTGGGTGTTCTTGATCGCCACCTCGTACTCACCGCCCATGGATTCCAAGAACCCATCGATGGCATCCTGCGGGCGCTGCCATGGTTCCAAACCACCGCCCCAAGTGTAATCGTCGAACGCCAACAATCCACCTGGAAGAAGTAGTTGGTGGGCGAGAGCGGCATCCTTCGCCACCGCATCCCTGTGGTGATCTCCATCGATGTACACGAAATCGAACTTTTCGCTGGCATCGATCAATCGTTGAAGGGCCGTGTGGGATCCTTCTCTGATCACCCGTATCTTGTCGGAGTTATCGGAGGTGTTGTGGGTGAATCGATCGAACAGCCCATCCTTTTCGGCCTCGCTGTGCTCCACGCTTCCCGTGAATGGATCCACGCAGGTGAGGGTTGAACCAGGGTGCACACACCAGTTCTCCACGATCCAGTTGGCGGATTGTCCCTCGAAGGAACCTATCTCCAGGCATCTCACCTGCCGCCCAGAAAATCGGGAAATAAAGGATTCAAAGTTACCCATACTAGTTTCGAACCATTTGTTTGAGTAAGTCCTGTTGTTCTTCAACGTTTCCATCATTGTCCTCTGTGTGCTTCGTTCACTTCAACTCTCCCGAATACCACTTCATGTTCTTGGCGAGTCGGGTGTCATTGGGCGACATTTCGAGAGCTACGGCGCCATATTTGACAGCCAACGTCCTATTTCCTAGATGATATGCAGCGATTGCTGCCATGTCGAACGCATGTGGCCCGTTGACTTCCGAATCGACAGGCCACTGTGTGCTCGGAGGAGTCTCGATGCATCTCACGGACGCTTCGAAGCATTTGTCCCACAAGCTGTTGTTGTAGCAGAAAGTCGCGAGGTCGAGCCACGGTTCTTTCCTATGGGGTGCCTCCTCAGTCGACTTGACGTACCACTCAATGGCTTCTTCGTTCCTTCCGAGAGCTGCATAAGACTTGCCCAGCAAGCGCATCGAGAAAGAACGCTCCTCCTTCCACGTGGCCTCTGGGAGCGTCAGGTATCTCTTCAGCTCCTTGATCGCGTCTTCGTGCTTGTTGTGGAACGTCAGTTCTCGCGCATAGTAGAAGGAATGACGTGGCACCGTCGGATTCTCCTTCGCACCCAGCGCTAGAAGGTCGAGATACTGGCCTCTGGACTTGGCGTCGTCGGGAAGATGGACCACGAGAAGCTTATCTGAGACTGCAGTGTTCTGCTCGACTCTTCCGTCTGGGACGAGCCACTCATGACACGGATACTTCCACAGGTAGCCCTTGCGTGCGTGGATCTTGTCGCACAAGAAACGAATGTTGTGCCCCCAGTCGTAGAGATACTGCAGGCGAGTCGTCTTGTCCGTCCAAAGGCGTTCGATCTCTTCTCTCCAACCTTCTGTCAAGATCTCGTCTGCATCGAGGGAGACACAGACGTCGACGTCGTCGTCGAGGAGAGCAAGTGCTGCCGTCCTCGCGACGTCGAATCTCCAGGGCGACACGCAGATCTTGTGGACGATGGCACCGCATTCTCTGGCTATCTCGATCGTCTTGTCTGTGCTGCCCGTGTCGATGATGATCGTCTGGTCTGCGAGCTTCGACGTTTCGCAGTAACGCCTGATGAACTTCTCCTCGTTCTTTGTGATCGTGTAGACCGCGATCTTCAGCTTCTTCTCCATTCTTGTCAACTTCCTCCTGAGCGTCTGTCTGTCTTGGTCGACCTTGTCCCACCCTCTCTTGTACACTGCATCCATCGCATTTCTTGACTTGCTGAAATGGTGGTGGGTCATCTTGGCCCGCTCCGAGCGGAACGCCTCGTTCCGACGCGTCGCCTGTGCCCAGAGCCAATTGTCACATCCTACGTGATGAAAGTCTGTGCTGAATATCTGACCGTTCTCCAACTCCTTCACGAAGTCCTTGCGGATCATGAAGTGCTCGCAGATGTTTCCCTCGTCGGGAAGGAGAGCTCCGCCGTTGAATGCGACGAGCGCCTTGTTGAACTCTACGGAGTCTTTGTGAGCAGCCTCGAGAGCATCCGGCGCCAGCTCCATGTCATTCGCAGCAAATACGACAAAATCTCCTTTGGATTGCCTAAGGCCTATTTCGACCTTTTCTGGTACAGACTCTGGGCCGTCTAGTACCACGACCTCGATCCTGTCTTGCGGGTACGTCTGTGCCTTGATCGAGTCGATGCACCTTCTGAGGCCTTCGTCTCGATGACCCAGATTCTTTCCATCCACCTTGGAGAGGTGAGGAATGATGACTGTGACGACGGGTAGACTCGTCATGGGGCTGAATATACAACCTGTGAGAAAAAAGTAATCGAGGCGGGATGAACCGCCTCGATTCCATTCGGACTCAGGTCTGTGTCACTCAGGCTTCGTGATAGGCACAAGCGCGAACTTGTACCAGTTGCCCGTGTTGTTGTTCCTGATCGTGAGCTCCTCCGGCTCCTCGACGATCGTCCAGCTTCCACGGTCGTTGCGGAGGTGCAAGTCGCCGGTGTACACGTTGGCCCAACGCTTCGTGGGGGCGCCGAGGTTGTACGTGATGTCGTCGCCCGGCTCCATGGACCCAGTGAGAACGAGCAAGTTGCTTCCGCTTACGAAAGTGAACAAGCTTTCTGCGATGGCACCCGTCGCCGTGCCGTCAGAGGTGAGCACCCTTGTGAAACCGGGGCTTGCAACGGCATTGAAACCCGGACCAGTGTCACCAGTGGGTCCTTGAGGACCTGTGTCACCAGTCGGACCCATCGGACCCGTATCGCCGGTTGGTCCTTGTGGGCCAGTATCTCCTGTTGGTCCAAGCGGTCCTGTGTCGCCCGTGGGTCCAAGCGGTCCTGTGTCGCCCGTGGGTCCGAGCGGGCCAGTGTCACCTGTGGGGCCCATTGGTCCGGTATCGCCTGTTGGTCCGAGCGGGCCAGTGTCTCCTGTTGGACCAAGAGGACCTGTGTCACCAGTTGGTCCTTGTGGTCCAGTATCACCAGTTGGTCCTTGTGGTCCAGTATCACCAGTTGGTCCTTGTGGTCCAGTATCACCAGTTGGTCCTTGTGGTCCAGTATCACCAGTTGGTCCTTGTGGTCCAGTATCTCCAGTTGGTCCGTGTGGGCCGGTATCTCCGGTTGGTCCGAGCGGGCCAGTGTCACCTGTGGGGCCCATTGGTCCGGTATCTCCGGTTGGTCCAAGCGGGCCAGTGTCTCCTGTTGGACCAAGAGGACCAGTGTCACCAGTGGGTCCCGTCGGTCCGGTATCACCCGTAGGGCCTAATGGACCAGTGTCGCCAGTTGGACCTAAGGGGCCTGTGTCACCAGTTGGTCCGAGTGGCCCGGTATCTCCAGTAGGACCTTGCGGACCAGTGTCTCCTGTTGGGCCCATGGGACCAGTGTCACCAGTGGGACCCTGTGGTCCGGTATCGCCTGTGGGACCGAGCGGACCAGTATCACCAGTTGGTCCTTGTGGTCCAGTATCTCCTGTTGGTCCAAGCGGTCCTGTGTCGCCCGTGGGTCCTTGTGGTCCAGTGTCACCTGTGGGGCCTATTGGTCCGGTATCACCGGTTGGTCCAAGTGGGCCAGTGTCACCTGTTGGACCAAGAGGACCAGTGTCACCAGTTGGCCCTTGGGGTCCGGTGTCACCAGTGGGTCCCGTCGGTCCGGTGTCACCAGTGGGTCCCGTCGGTCCGGTGTCACCAGTGGGCCCTTGGGGTCCGGTGTCTCCAGTGGGTCCCATTGGGCCCGTGTCTCCGGTCGGACCCATCGGTCCGGTGTCACCAG